CACCGTCGCGTACGGCCGGTCCGCGTACCGCTCGCTGCTCACGTGATCTACAACGTAAAGGCGGTCACCTGAGATAGCGGGCCACGAGCCGCGCCAGCCGGGCAGCGACGATCTCCGGTGGATCCATCGGCAGCACGACGTGGCTCATCGTCAGGCGCACGACGGCGTCGGCCAGGTCGGTCACGTCCGTGGCGTCGAGGTCCGGCCACTGACGCAGCGCGTGCGCGACGATGCGCTGCTTCGCCGCGAACACCACCGGCTCGGCGCGCGTGGTCATCAGCGGGAGCAGGTCCTCGCTGCCGGCGCCGGTCAGCGTCGCCTTCTTCAGCGGGTCGTCCGCCGCGGTCTCGAGCGTGTACGCGACCGCGGCGGAGACCGCGGAGTACAGGTCCTCGTGCCGGTTGAGGGCCTCGTCCACCCCGTCGAGGTAGCGCTCGTTCTCCCGCAGCGTCAGCGCCTGCGCCAGCCGCTGCCGCGCCATGTCTGCAGCGGCTGGGTTGAAGGTGTTCGCGGCCTCCCCGATGGTCGGCGTGGCGACCGGCTTCGGCACCGGCACGTTGGGGATGCTCCCGGCCCCGCCCCCGGCTCCAAAGAGGGACCCCACGCCACTTGCCAAGCCCTGCACGCCACTTGCCATGCGGTCCTGCGGAGCCTCCGCCGCAGCCGGAGAGGGAGGGGCTCCCGCCACGGCGGGGCTCCCACCGCCCCCAGCAGGGCTCTGCGCTGGATACGGCTCGCCCTGCTGGAGGGGTCCCCCAAGTGCCTTCATGTAGCGGGAGACGTAGTCCTTGCCGGTGGTGCCCAGCATGTCCTTGACGTCGGGCGCGCTGGGGCGTCCGGTGAACCACATCGAGGCCGCGCCCTGCTCGCCGTACTTCTGCACGTAGCCGCCAAAAATCTTGTCGAAGATGGCGTCCTGCATCTTCGGGTCGCGCATGAACTCATCGACGCTGACCTCGCGGCCCAGCACCTGCTTCGACCACGACGGAAGATTGGAGGCCATGATCTGGTAGCGCCCGAGGGCTTGGTCGCCCTGCCGGTTGGTGACCGGACCCCGCGCGTTGTAGTCGCCGGAACCGGCGCTTTCTATCGATGCAATGGCGGCGCGGCGCTGTTCAGGCGTGTAGTCCATCGGGGCTGCAGGCATCGCTGGACCAAACTGACCGGCACCGTCGCCGCCACCGCCGAGGCCTCCGCCTGTCTGGAGGCCCCAGAGTTTCGCCTGATCGGGCGTCAGGCCCCCGGCCCAAGAGCCGCCGCCCATCGGGGTCTCAGCGCCGCCGAGGTCGAAGTGCATCAGGTCGAGGGCCCCGTACTTCCCTGCGGGACCAGAGAAGTAACCGCCCCATCTGAGCAGTTTCTGCAGTTCCGGGTCGGCAGCACCGTAGACGGCGTTGGCGAACTGCTGGTAGGCGGCGAAATTCGCCGGGTCCTGATAGTTCTCCAGCGCTGCCCCGGTGTCGCGGTTGAACAGTTCGACGTCAAGCGCCCGGTTGGAGCCGTGATAGCCTTTCGAGCCGGGCCGCGCGCCGGAGATGGTCCTGACGCCATAGGGTTTGTAGCCGCCGCCGATCTGGTTGATCAGGTTGACCAGCCGGGGATCGACGTCATCGAAGACCGGGCTCCGCGCCATCAGCGATACCCCGCTCCGCCGCGACCGCCGCCGTAATTGGGGCTGGAGCCGCCGCGCATCCCGACATAGGGCTGCTGGCGCGGCATCACGCGGGCCAAGGCCATGCGGTTCTGCACCGGGGCGGTGGGCAGGACGCCCATCGCGGGCAAGGGCGGGCCCTGATCGCCGCCCATGCCGGGAGCCGAGTTGAGGAGCCCGACAGTCTTCGCCATCTGCACTTTTTCCAGCGGTTTTCCGGTCACCGGGTCGGTGCCCGGCGACACCATCTGGTAGGCTGGGGCCGAGGCTCCGGTGGTGGTCGGAGCCCGCCACTTGGCGAGGTCGGCTTGATAGGCCTGCTGCGCCGCCTGCTGGGTCATATTGGTATTGCCGCCATAGCTGTAGGTCGGGCCCATGCCGCCCCTGCCGCCTTTCGACTTGCTGCCCATTGCCGTCTCCTATCTAGCCCAAGAGGGCCTTGCCCATGGTCATGCCAGCGGGCCCGCCGAACATGCCGAGGCCCATGCCGAGCAGGTTCTTGCCGATGCCGAACAGCCCCGACATCCGGTTCTGGTAGCCCGCCATGTCTTGGGCGTACTTGTTCTGGATCGCCCCGCCAATGTCGAACGGGTTGATGCTGGAGCCCTGAAACGCCTGCCCCTGCGGCACCGTCACCGGGGCGTTCCCGGCCAGCACCGAGAGTTCGTTGAGGATTTGATTTCGTTCGCCGGTACGCTCGCCCCACATCGCCGTTCGCAGATTGTTGATCTGGTCGGCAATGGTGTTGGTGTTGAGCCAGTTGCCCTGCGTGACCTTGTTTGCCGCCTCCGCCATGGTGCGGGCCTCGCCTGCGGCAGCGCGGCTCTCCTCGCCGGAAGCCAGATAGGCCTGACGGCCCGCTTCGCCCAGAACGTCGCCGCGCGCCCGCGCGGTGTCGTAGCCCATCTCGGAGCCCGGGGCCCCCATGCCCCGAGCGGCCAGTTGAGCGTTCTCGCGCTCCCACCCGGGCTCCAGCCCCCTTCGCGTGGAGGCCATGATGGCGTCCTCGATGGCCTTCCGGTCGGTGCCGGTGTAGTTCGCCTGCTGCAGTTCCGGGGCTTCCTTGTACTGCCGCCAGTCGGGCAGGCCAGCCGTGGTGATCGGTCTGCCCAGCACGTCCTTGGCCATGCCAAGCTGCTGATTGGCGAGCCTGCCGAAACCGAGCCGCGCCGCCTGCTCCTGATCGAACACCGCCTGCTCGCCGGGCGACAGCGTCGTCGTCTGGTTCCACTGGGTGCCGTAGCCGGTGATGTTGCCGTTCTGGTCGTAGATCGGGATTTTCGCGCCGGGTGCGCTGGTGACGCTGCCGTAGGGCGTGTACTGGTTGGCGTTCTGGCCAATGGTGTTGTACTGGCTCGCCCAGATGTTCTCGCCACGCTGCGCCGCAGCCATCGCGTAGGGATCGGGAGCCTTCGGCTTGCTGCCCATCACTGCATCCTTTCAGCAAGGCCATGAGTGGCCTGCACGACGCGATAGCGGAACGGCCTGCCCTGCAGGTACGGGCAGTCCTCCGGCAGCAGGCCCCAGACGGCGGCGTCGCGCTCGCCGTCGTAGCCGCGCCTCAGGTAGCCCTCCGGCTTGAAGCCCATCCGCCAGACCTGCTGGACGGCATCACGGTTGTCGGGGTCGATCAGCGCGGTGACGCGGGCGGCGCGCTGGAAGATGCCCCTGTAGAGCGAGGTGATCAGGTGCCGGGAGAGCCCGTGCGGATCAGTCACGGCAAGCGTCAAATGGGCGTCGTGCGGGGCCTTGAACTCGAACACGATGACGATCACCGGCTGGTAACGGCGGCTGACGGTGCAGCAGCACCAGACCTCCGGGTCGTTGAGGTCCACGCCGCGATAGTCGATGCCGGTCAGCCACAGCATGAAGTCCTTCGCCTGCGCGGTGAGCGGCCTGAAACTGACGCTGTAGCGATGCCTAGCCAAACACCGATCCCCTGTCGTAAAGCACGTCCCAGCCTAAAATCTGGAACGTGCAGTTGGCGATGCCTGCGGTCATGCGGATCGCGCCGACACGGCCTATCGAGCCGACGCCGGTCCAGTTGGCCCAGTTGTTGGTGCCGGAGACCCAGTACTCCTCGTCCCACGCCGTCACGTCCCATGTCGCGTCCCTCGGATCGGCCATGGTCACGTCGGGGATGTTGAGGGCTCCGCTGTTGTCGTAGTCCACCCTGAGGTCGAGCGAATAATTGGGAAACCCGTCGGTGATGACGTAGGGCAGGATCATCTTGAAGTGCTTGATGGCGGGGGTCTTGAACTGGCTCCACGCGGTCTGCACGTCGATCATGATCTGCTTGCCGTCGTCATTCTGGATGGTCGGGTGCATCTGGTAGACGTTGCCCCGGTCGTCCCCGAAATAATTGTAGGGCTCCACCCACGCCCAGCAGCGCGCCGGGATGCCCCTGAACTCGGTCCACGCTGGCTTGGCCATGGTGCGGACCATCTGCGTGTAGTTGCCGCCGCCGCGCGGGATGTTGCACATCATGCGCCCGGTGTTGGGGTTGATGTAGACCTCCCACCCGGCGTTGTCGCGATAGGCCACGGTGAAACGCTGGAACAGGCTGACCACCGTCTTGTCGGCGGCTTCCAGCCCCTCGCGCCCCGACTTCAGCACGGTGGACATCGGCGTCAGTCCGGTCGGGATCAGGCAGTAGAGTTCGCCGCCGTAGTTGAGCGTGCACCATTTCGACAGCGGCGGTTCGAGGCGGAACACGCCGACCAGCCTGAAGTCGTCGGCGGGATCGACGCCGGAATAGATCGCCACCTCGCCGTTGGTCGAGAAGACCACCAACTGGTCGTCCATGCCCATGCCGCCGTCCACCGTCCACGTGTTCATCGCGCGGATGGTGCCGCCGCGCTTGAAGATGGCGTTGAGCGGCAGGATTTTGAGTTCGCCGTAGCGCTGCTGGATCGGCAGGTAGTAGACGGCGAGATTTGTTTCGTCGGCAAAGAACAGCCTGTTCTGGTGGGCGATGACGATGGAGAGTTCGTCGGTGGAGAGCCAAGTGTTTCCCGGCGGCGGCGTGACGGCTTCCTTGACGAAAGAACCCTGTTCGGTGACCGTCATCGAGCCGGTGGTCTGGTCGGCTCCCCAGCCCGAGGAATCGACGCCGGAAAGGGCGAAGGTGCCGGGCGGATTGTTGACGCTGACGATGCGCTGCGGGCCGTTGGCGTTGGCGTGGGCGGCGTTGGCCCCGGCGAAGATGACACCGTCGCCCTCGGCCAGCGTGCCGATGCCGGAGGCCACGGTGACCACCGCGTCGGTGGCGGGCGGCGTTGCCTTGGCCAGCGTGGTGACGGTCAGCGGCGCGGCACTGGGATCGGTGCCGCCGTCCCATGTCCACACCCCGTCGCTGCCGTTGACCATGCAGGTGCGCTCGAGGGCTCCGAGGTCGGAGAACGCCGTCCAGTGCCAGTCGTTGGAAGTGAACCCCGCTTTCCACAGGATGCCGGTCTCGGCATCGCACAGCGTGTTGCCGGTCGCCGCCGCCAGACGTTCGGGCTGGCCGTAATAGGGGATGATGTGCTCGACCGGAGCCCCGCCGGTCATGCTGGCGATCTTCCTGTGCCCGGCCCGCACCGTCAGCCGGTCGTCGTCGGCGTACATGTTGACCAGCACGCCCGCGAACTTGGCGTCGGCCTCCTGCGTCTTGGCGTTCTCCGCCATGCCCTTTATCGGCGGCGAGACGTGCACCAGAAGCGCCCGGTCCTTCTTGGCGACGACCGGCTTGTCGGGCCCGAAATAGCGGCTCGGCAGCATTCGCATCAGACCACCCTCCCGGCATCGAGGTCGAGGTCCAGCACGCGGTTGTTGGCCCGCACCGCCAGCTTGTTCAGCCGGGTGATGAAGTCCCGCATCTGCTCGCCATATTCGAGCCCCTTGGCCTGCAGGAACTTGTATTTGAGGCCGGTGATGGCGACGCGGCTGTCGAACAGGATGCGGTCGTCGTCGGCGGCGGGCCGCGACAGGAACCTGCCGTTCTTGTCCACCAGCCAGTGGCCGTCGCCCAGCAGGTCCTGATAGTGCTCGTCCAGCAGGACGTCGTCGGCCACGGCGGTGAGCAGCGCGGTCATCTGCACGACATCCTCGTCGCGCGAGCCGAGCGCCTGCTCGACCGGGGTCTGGCGGATGCCGATCTCCATGGATGCGTCGTTGACCGCCTGCCTGACGGAAATCAGTTCGGTTGCCATCAGCCCGCCGCCTTCTTGGCCTGCTGCAGGCTCTCGAT